ACCAATAAATTCAACCAGCTTAGCTCTGTCATTACCTCTACCTAAACCTTGTAGACCAGTAACAATCTTAGGTTTAACTATCTTCTCTGGGAGCTTAGGAGCTTTACCTGACCTGACTAACATGTGCATTCTTCTCTTTAAGTAAGGAAGCTGAAACTCTTGAGTCAGTATTGAATAGATTCCTCCGAGACTATTTTCTAATTCATTAGCCATTATTGATACTTCAGCTGCTGTTACTCTTTCTGCATCTCTTTGAATAGACCTAGACATAAGGAAGGCATATTCAAGTCTTGATTCAATACGCTGAATAGCAGAAAAAGAGACTTGGAAGTCAGCACCTTTATTAACTTGAAGGACAGAAACATCTTGAGCATTACCTTCACGAATAGCACCATTAGGAGCCTTCGCTAAGGTTGCAGCTCTGGTTACACCATTAGGATTAACAAGGAATAAAGTCTTAGCACTGGCAGCAGCTCCTTCAATAATTGCCTGCATTAAAGCTTCAAGACTAATTAAGTCTCCTTGATATTCTTCTACATATCCTCTTCCATAATCTTCACCATCAATTCTTACCCAGCGAAGACAGACCCAAGGTGATACATCAATTTTAGAATTACCATCTGTACCAGGAATCATTTCTCCTTTACATTCCTGATGCCATCTAAACTCATCACCATATCTTTTTATATGTGTGTATATATCTAGGTCTTCTTCAAAATCTTTTGCATCATAGTTTTCTTTCTTCTTGATCATTTCCAAGAAGTCATCCGGTAATGCTTGTGGATGAATAGTCTCTTTAGTAATAATTTCTAATATGTTTCCTACATCATCACGTTTACAAACGTACCTATTAAGGTGATAAACCTTTAATCCATTGTCAGTTAAATAAAGAAGAACATTACCACCAACTATTAAATGCTTAAGAGCTTCAAACATTGCAACTCTGTCATTAGATATTTCTATCTCATTCATCAAAGCTGACTCAATTACTCTTAACCCTTTATCTATTTCTGTTTCTAATCCTTCCTGTCCTTCCTTCATTAACTCCAGACTATCAATACTAAGTTTGAAGAAAGGAGTAGAAGGAGGAAGTAAAGCAATAAGTAATTTAGATGCTAAAGAGTTAACACCTCTAGCACCTACAGCTTGGAAAGGAGTTTTAAGCTTTGCAGAATTACCAGTAGTTTCCGGTATTAAAGCAGGGATAGTTAACTTAGAAGCATCCTGTGCTCTTCTTAAAAAAGTAGAACGATCACCTTGTAGTTGCTCAAATCTGGCAACAGCTGTTTCACCTAAAGCAGAGTTCATTGTTAGTAATTCAAGTTACCTGATCCAGAACCACCTGCATTCATAAGAGGAATTCTTAAAGAACGAGTACCAAATCTTCTAGCAGCTTTAGTTCCTCCTGATGTTCTTGAGCCTGGAGTTCTTTTAGCAACTGCTCTTTTCCTACCAACAACAGGAGCCTTTGCAGTTGCTTCAGGTGTTGGTGCTGGTGCTATGGGTTCTGGTGTTGGTGGTTTAGGGGCGGAGAAAACGCACATTAGATTTGGCCTTCCAGAATGTTGTTTGTAAGCATTGTCTCCTTTTGTCTTGCTTGTTGTTCAATAAGATAATCAACGACTGCTCTTTGACCTGCCTTAAACCAAACTTCTCTATCAGTAAAAGATAAATCTGGGTGACGTTGTGGAAAATGACTATCCAGAGCGTTAATTAACTCATCAGATAAAACAGGAAAAGGAAGAGGTTCAGGCTTATTGTAGTTCACTTTGAGTAAGACAGTATAACAGACATGTTAATTAGTTTCATTATCTAAAAGAATTTCTATGTATCTAATAGCTTTTCTTAAATCTTCTGATCCACCTTTTTTATTCCAGCGGGAAATATATTTAACAACATTTCCTTCACAGAAACCTAGATTATTTTTTGTAATGTATTCAATAGGTTGTATTGCATAACCTTTGTAGTAGTCAGGGTTTATGGAGTCCATAGTGTTACCTCTTGAGTTTTAAAATCATAGTCTCCTTGGCGGAGAATACGGGCAAGCTGAGCAGTAAGAACAGCATCAGCAAAAGTTTGTTTTTTCTTTTCGTATGCAGCTACTACTTTGTCCCACATATCAGGCAAAGTTTTAGCATCACCAAGAATTTTGTCAGCTGTAACAGGACCACAGCCAATAATGCCTTTGTAATTATCAGTTGAGTCTCCTGTTAAAGCCTGAATCATCCAGTGTCTATCTGCTTTCTTCTTAGTGATTAACTCCATGTCATCATTAGCCAGGAGCGTACAGGGAACAGTCCTCATATCTTTATCAGGAGAGACAATAACTGGATTAGGATATTGTTTAGATGTAGCAAGTAAAGCCATAACATCATCACCTTCTAACCCTGTATAACTAGCTGACTTATATCTCTGACCTATCTGTTCAACCATTGCATAAAGAGCTAATGGTTTACGTTTGCTTTTTCTATTAGCTTTGTAGTCAGGAAAGATTGTATGTCTGAAGGTTGGATACTGAGTAAAGCACATCACTACATCATCATGATCTTCTGCAATTTTCTGGTAGTACTCAACTCTTCCATCAATCATTTCATGGATGTCACGCTCATCACAGTGAAGGGTATGTAAGTGTTCATTCCACTTAACGTCTTGTTCACAGCTGCAGCAGGAAGAATAAATTAACCAGTCAGCATCAATTAATAAGGTCATGGTCAAGCACCGAAATAAGTGGACATAGGAATAGAAAGTCGACCAGTGTTTTGGTCATACAGGAGCTTATCTATTGGTCCTGTCATGCCCGTGTGCCTGTTTTTTAAAACCCTTAGTTGTAGTTCAGACCTTTCACCAGGGTCTCCCTGTTGATTTCTTTCAGCAGAAATACAAAGATCTGATAGCTGCAAAATTGCAGAACTACCTCTTAAATCAGAAGTACTTACCTGTTGTCCTTGTTCATGCGATACACCTTGTGGTCTTCTTAAATGGGAGACAAGAATTAAACCTACACCTGTGCTTTCTACAACCTGTCTAAGTTTTGTGCAGGTAATATCAATAGCTCTTCTTTCATCTACATCTGCTAAGCCACTGACCACAATTGTTAGATGATCCAAGATAACTACATCAACTCCTTCTGCTGTAGCCATGTATTGAATCTGTTCTATTAATCTATCTGGGTCCATTGAACCAAAATGATCATAGAGAAATAGCTTTTCTGTACCAAACAACCTGTCAAAAGCTGATTTTAATCCTTCTACTTCTTCTACATGATCTTCTAAATGCAGCGGCTTATTCAGTTCTATACCTAAGATTCCCTGCATCGTTCTCTGGACTGATTCTTCTAATGCGATATAACCAACAGTCAATTTATTCTTTAAAAAATGATGGGCTAACTCCCTACACAAGCTTGATTTCCCTGTTCCTGATCCAGCTGCAATAGTAATCATTTGGGATTTACGGAAACCCCTCGTGAATTGATCCAGCATTGGATAAGGAAAAGGACAAACAGAACTTGCACCTTCTTTAGTTAGTTCTTCCCATAAGTCTGAGGCGTTGAGGATGCTATCCGGTCTAACAGGTGTTGCTTTCCACAGCAGACTTTTGAGTTCTTCTGCTTCTCCTGCGAGCAACATTTCATTAGCATCTTTTCTTGGAAGTCTGCATATAGCTGCTTTTCCAGCAGGTAAAACTTCAATTGCTTTTTCGCTTGCTTTTTCTCCTGCTTCATCTGAATCAAAACAAAGAACAATTCTGGCAAATTGATTTAGCCATTTAAGATTTGCAGCTAAATACTTATTAGCAGATTGAGCACCAGAGGGAAGAGAGACAACAGGGAATTTATTACCTTGTACTTGAGAAATAGACATAGCATCTATCTCTCCTTCAGTAACTACAGCAAAAACATTTCCATAGTTACCGTGGTTTCTCCATAGTCGTTGCCCCCATAGTTGTACGTTTTTACAGTCACCTACCCATCTAAATGTTTTACCTTTTGGTCCTTTGAGTCTTAGATGTTGTGCAATAGGTCTACCTTTTTGATCTTCATAGGTAGCTACCTGAACTCTTTCTCCATTCTGTTCTGCATATCCATAGTTAAAGAATTTGGCAGTCTCTTCAGAAATACCTCTATGAGAAAGTTCTTTATGCTGAACAAATTTTATTAATGGTGAAGTCACTGGGCTGGGTGAGTAATAGGTTTTACGTTTGTGTTTTGTTTCTGTTGGAGCAGGTCTTCTGTAACTACAGCCAAAGCAAAAGGCATGACCATCTGAATAGACAGCAAGATTGTCTTTGCTATCGCAGTTAGGACACGGTTCCTTTTTGACGTACTTGTTGTCTTCTGTCATTGATTTTCCAATGTTCGATTAGTGCTTGGAGTTCTTTGATTCTTTTCTCTGCATACTCAATTCGTTGTTTGTTATTCATTTTCGTAAATTCTTTTGCCTGCTTTTACAATTTCTTTTCCTAATTGCTCACTTGTCCATTCCCTTTGAAAAGCTAAAGCTGACCAATCTTCTGTTGTTAATTTCATAAGAACCTTTGTGTTTAAAATCTCCATTGGCATTGAGTTAGGGATTTTTGTAATGTCCATTTATTTGAATCCTTTTACAGGTTTTAGGTTTAGTTTTGCTTTCGGCTTGACCAATCTTGGTCTTGCTCTGCTGTCAGTGTTGTAGTTGCGACTAGTGCCGCCAGGTTGTGCTTTGTATGCACCACTTTTTTTTGCTTTCATTAGTACCAATCAGAAGGAATAGTTTTATCGCACCATGGGAAGCCATTCTTATCAGCCCATTGACCATAAGAAAGACTCCTCTTTTTACCTCTGCTAAGTTTTGTCTTAGCGTTTTGGAAACAGAAACGTATATCTAAACTGGGATTTGCCGCCTTAACCGCAAGCATTTTCCTTCTGTCTTCTGGGGACAGATAACCTTTGGTTTCAATGATGACCCCATTTTGACTGAGTATAAAATCAGGCTTGTAAGTGCCACGGATGATGTACTTAAGATCCAAGGATTCATAACTAAAGGCAACTTTCTTTTTAAGTAGGGTAGCGGCAATTCCAGCTTCAAATTTACTTCTGTACTTTTGTTTAGAACTCGTCTGCTGCAACGTTTGATGCTGCTGGCATTGGACATTCTTGACTTTGCTCCTGTGGTTCCTCCGTTTGAAACCCATATCCAGTTGCACTTCGGGCATATTCAACGTGGTTTTTGATCATGACTGCTTCAATTTGGATCTTAATTCCAACTCCAAAAGCAGGTGTTTCCCAGCCGCTACAGCGTAGGTTGACTTGTCCTGTAGTACCTGGACCACATTTGTTAACAACAACCTTCTGACTGTCAGACATCACAGAACCATCAGCATTAAATAATGTTGGTGGTCTGTTCTTCCACTGAGTACCGTCAGGTCTAGCACCACCTACCTTCATCTTTGCTCTGACTTTAAAATAACCTTTGGTTTCTCCTCCATCAGTTACTTCTTCAAAGCCCCAAGGTAGTTGAGCAAGTTTAAATTTCTTACTTGGTTGAGCAGTCTTTAGTTGTGCCTTCCATCTATCAAGAAGACCAGTTAGTTGTTCTTCAAGTTCCTGTGATTCTTCTGGATCTATTAAGCAAGTTATTCTCCATTCACCCATAGGATCAAACTTAGTGTCTGGTTCTACAAGCCATGCAAATTGAAACTTACAAATTGGTGTAGTGCAGTTAAGAATTTCAGATTTGAGATTCATTTGTGTAAATCGTTTAGTGGATCTGTTGTAATCGCTTGAAAGCCTAGAAGGTCTATCATGCGCGAATGTCATATTACTGTTCATTGGTCTCTTGTCACTCCTTTATCAACTAAATACATAAGGAGCTGACATAACTTCTTTTATATCAAAATCTCCCATCTCTAGTGGTGCTGGTAATTTACTTGGATCTTCTAGCTGAGTAGAAGCCTGATCATATAAATCATCTAATACATTGTTTTGATAAATCTCTACAAAACTTTCCTTTGCACAGGTCACAAAGTCTTCTATTTGTCCGGCTACTGCTCCGTAACAATCATGGACTGTATAAACCTGATCTATGCCCCTGCTCTTTGCTTTCTCTAAAGCTAGGTGAACATTGGCAGCATCCATGCTGTGTACGAAATTAGCTGGAAAACTTTGTACTGATCTTCTTTTATCTATCTCATCTAAGTCTTCTAATAGTGTCAGTCTTATAGTGCTATGCCCCATCTGAGTTTTAATTTTTTTACTAAAAGTTTTTTGATAGCTTTGCTTGACTAAGAAATTAGAAGGAGTCAACCATTCAATTTGTTTATCTTCTTTTGTAAAACATCTACCTAATTTAGTTAAATAAGACATGACTTCAGTAGAAGAAGGACATACATTTGCTACTGATTCTTTAATCATTTCTGCTAGATAATGGTAATGCTTAAATGTCTGAGTACCCCAAGGAACTTCTATGTTATGTTTAACTAAATGCTCCTTCAAACTTAAGGCTATACCATAGATTGTGCCTGAATAAGGAATCATCATAATTGGTTTCTTAATTAGCTTTCTTGTTATAAATTCCCTATGATTAAACCAATCTTTTGCATACGATCTTTCATCGTTTGATAAATTAAATATTAAATTAGTTCTTATATTTTCATATAGATCCTGTGGTTCTTCTGACTCACATAAGTTAACTGAACTGGCAAGATCTTTATCTAGAACCATTGCAGCAAAGTGTTGATATCCATTGTTAGTACCATCAAGCATGACTGGATGATGACTAATAAATCCATACCCCTGTTCATCTAAGCCAGCCATATCTAAGCACCAGCTAAGAAACTGAAAAGGTTCTTCTGCTTTACTCCATAAGCTCACATAACCTTCAGGATTACCTGCAATATTCCTAGCCATATGAATACCTTCATTATTAGCCCAATCAATTCGTTCTTTATAGCTGGTTTTATTCATGCCCCAGTGATTAGCACCAGCAATACAAAGCCAGTTCCTATCCTTTTCATTTTTAATCGGTGCACCTTTTTTAAACTGGTGTAATCCTCTAGTTAAATCTGTTCCCTGTGGGTTAAATGATCCGGACACGGCATATAAACGTCCGGTAAAATCTGCCTGATGTACGTGGAAGAATGACTTAGAACGATAGTAGTCAGCAGTATCTAAGATAGTTAAACACTGGTATCTCTTAGCTCTGTTATGTGCATTAGTGTCATGTGTAATTGATGCTTCCCTTTTCCATTTATTACGAGCATCATCATTTGTATTTATGTCAAATGGTTTAGGAGGTATAGGCAATGGTTCTGCATCTATCAAACCACCAACTTGAGTATTTGTATTCCAGCAATAGTTAGCAGCTTTTAAAACAACTTCATTAATTCCATTCTCAGTACCTTGTAAAGCATTTAATGCGACATAAAAAACTTCTGGGTTCTCGTCATCAAACTCTTTTGAATAGTCATTTCCCTTTGTCTTAACTGCTTTTATATTGCTTAGTCTTTCCGTATAAAA